GAGGATCAAACTGTCGCCGACGTGACAGCGGCCCGGAACGCTTCCGTCAAGCGTCCGGGCCGGGCCACCCCCACCTCATCGCATCCCCCGACGCGGTGATCACCGAAATCCTAGCCGTCACCTGCATGGATGGAGATCACCGGTGGACGCGACTAACGGCCGATTTTGCGCCTCCCCCGACCGGTTGGACAGCAACGGCCTGCCCGACCCCACCCGACCCACCTGCCGCGGCTACGACTGGGTCCACGGCCACCGCGCCTACGTCGGCGGCACAGACGTGTTCTGCGACCCGTGCATCGGCGGCTACGAACGCGACATCCGGATGCTCCGCTACCACTACCTCGACCTCGCCCAGTTGCAGTACCCGAGCCTGTCGCAGGCGATGGACACCCAAACCCGCGGCCGTGGCGGACCACCGATGCCGATGGCCGGCAACCCCGAAGCCCTACAGGCCGAAATCCATCACGCGGTCACGCTGTGGGCGGACGAGCTCCGCACCCGGCTAGGCCTGTCCCAGCCGCGGCCGACTGTCATCGTCGGCGCCTGGCACACGACGAAAACGAATCCGCCGCCCAAGCCGCAACCGAAGCCCGGCGCCGAACTCGAGCAGGCCCTCACCATCCTCACCCCACGGCTGCGGCTGCTCGCCCGCATCCCCCCGACCGCCGTGTTCCCCACCGGCTGCGACGACACCCCGCAGGACATGACCGGTGTCGACGCGGTCCTGCACCTGTCCAAACTTCACCAGCGCGCCCGGTCGATGCTGGGACGCACCCAACGCTCCACCAAAGTTCCCGGCTCCTGCTCGGACTGCTTCGGCGAACTACGCCGCGACGAACCCCGCTACGAACAGGACCCGTGCCCCATCTACTGCGCGCAGTGCGGAACCACCTGGACCAAGGACGCCTACGACCGGTTCGTCGGCCTCGAACTCGCGATCACCCGCCGCAACGGCCGGGACACGGCGTGAACCCGGACAGAAACCGGCAGCCGGCGCCACGGTGGCCGTTCCCCGGCGACACCCAACTGCAACGCGCCCGCCGCTACGCCATCGCCTACCGCACCCACCTGCACACCGCCAACCCCGAACTGTGCGCCGCCCTCGACGAGGCAGCCGTTTCCTACGGCGACACGTGGCTGGTCGAACAGGCCGTCAACGTCACCCCCGACCAAACCGTCAACACCGTTGACGCCGCTGAACTCGCCGGCGTCCAACCGGGCACGATCCACAAGTGGCGCCGCCGCGGTGTCGTGTTCGACGACGGCCGCCGCCGACTCCTCGCAACCAAGGGCCTGAGCGCCGAGGGCTGGCCCATGTTCGCCGTCGACGACGTCCTCACGTTCGCTGCCGCGACACGCCGCAAACGCGTCAACCGAAAGCCTGACTGATCAACCAGGTTGGGACAGTGCTACCCTGCGCCAAGGGCAGCACTGTGCCCACACCCCAGGCCCGCCACCGCGCGGGCCTTTTCCGTACCCCCCAACGCGACGGCCTCGCCGCGCGCCCGCCACCCCACGGAGGTGGCTGTGTCAACACCCCCGAACAGTCCCGAACCCACCTTCACCGACTGGTTCTGGCAAACCGTCCGCCGCCGGTTGGGTGTGTCCCAAACCCATGTTCTGCTCCGACAGATCCGCGAATCCCAGGAGGTCCACATGGCCACCGAAGCCGAGCAGTTGCAGATCATCAAGGACAAGCTGACCGACGTCCACGCCGACGTCCGCGCCAAGCTCGACCAGGTGCGTGCCGAAACGTCCCCGGAAGGGCAGGCCCTGCTCGACGAGGTGTCGCAGGCCATCACCGCGTTCGACGCCGAGATCGGCGACGCGGACGGCTCCGACACCCCACCCGTCGAGCCGCCGGCCGAGCCCGAGCCCGCCGACCAGCCGTAACCGCCGTTCCGGGCCGAGGCGGGCGACGATGCGACTCCGGAAACGTCTCGCCCACCTCGGCTCGAACGGCCGCTTCTGGACCTGGTTCTGGGCCACCGGCATCGCCCTGTCCCTGGCCACGATCTGGCCCGCCGTCACCATCTGGGCCCACTCGTTCGTGTACGTCAACACCGTCTCCGCGATCGCTCTCGCACTCGGCTGCGCCGCCGCCTGGCAGGCCAGCCTGTCCATGCGCAAAGCCGACCCCCAAGACCCGCTGTGACCGTGGCCCTTCACGTCCTACCGGTCGATGATCTGGTCGAGCACACTACGACCGAAGACTGCGCCTGCGCGCCGCGCACCGACGCCGCCCGCAGGGACGACGGCAGCTACCGCTGGCTGGCCGTCCACCACTCCCTCGACGGCCGCGAACAGATCGAGCCGGCCGATGGGTGAGACCACGCGCATCCCCCTCGACCGGCTCCTCTTCCTTCCCAACGTGCCCGCCGGCATGGACTGGGCCGTCATCGGCCTATGGGAAGTCCGCTTCCGCAAAACCACGGAGCCGTGCGACCCACCCGTCACCGTGTTCCCGGTCGACGGCACCGACTTCTACCGGGTCGCCGACGGCAGGCACCGCGTCATCGCCGCCTACATCGCAGGGCGGGAAGCCATCGAAGCCGTCATCGAGGCAGACCGCACATCAACACAACGTGAGCAAGACTCCGGCATACCGGGCGCCGGGTGGGCCGAATCCGCGAGCCAACACCCGAACCGGCCGGTAACTTCGGACTGAGAGTGACAACCATGGCCACATCCAGCCAAGGCCACCCCGACAAGCCCCGCAACGGCCGCGGCCGGTACGTGCGCAGCCCCGCCACCGCCGAACGGGACGCCGAAGCCGCTCGGATGCGCGCCAATGGATCCACCTACGACGAGATCGCCACCACGCTCGGCTTCTCCACCCGCACCAATGCCCGCCGCGCGATCCAACGCGCCCTCGCAGCGACCGTCCGTGAGCCGGCCGACGAACTACGGCAACTGGAAATGGTCCGCCTCGACGCCCTCTGGGTTGAGGCGACCAAGGTGATGACCGCCGAACACCTGACCGTCAGCCACGGCAAGGTCGTCGAGGTCGACGGCGTGCCGCTTAAGGACGACGGCCCGGTCCTCTCCGCGATCGACCGACTCCTGAAAATCATGGAGCGGCGGGCGAAGCTTGTCGGCCTCGATGCGCCCGCCAAGGTTCAGGTGATGAGCCTCGATGCCATCGACGCCGAGATTGAGCAGCTCAGCGCGGAGCTTGGCCGAGCTGAGGCTTCAGAAGCTTCGCCAACTGAAGGAACTACGACGTCGGAAAGCTGAGCACGACGCCAAGGCCGCCGTCCGGGCCAACGCCAAGTACATCAACGATCCGACCGGATGGGTACGGGACCGGCTCGGCGAGCACCTGTGGTCGAAGCAGCGCGAGATCGCCGACTCGGTGGTCGCGCACCGTCGTACGGCCGTCAAGTCGTGTCACAACGCAGGCAAGTCGTGGATCGCCTCCCGGATCGCCGCCTGGTGGATCGCTGTCCATCCGCCCGGTGAGGCCATCGTGGTGTCGACCGCGCCGACCTACAAGCAGGTCCACGCCATCTTGTGGGAGGAGATCCGCGCGGCGGCGAAGAAAGCCGCGGCGCGCGGGACACCGCTACCCGGGCGGGTTCTCCAGTCGGATGAGTGGAAGCTTGACGACGGCACGCTGGTCGGGTTCGGGCGGAAGCCGGCCGACACTGATGTTCACGGCTTCCAGGGCATTCACCGCCGGTTCGTCCTGGTGATCCTCGACGAAGCGTGCGGGATTCCCGCCCAGTTGTGGACTGCGGTTGAGGCGATCACCACCGGCGGCACGCCCAGGATCCTTGCGATCGGCAACCCCGACGATCCGGCGACCGAGTTCAACGAGGTGTGCAAGCCCGGCTCGGGCTGGAACGTGATCCGGATCAACGGCCTTGAGACCCCGAACATGACCGCCGAGTATGTGGCGTCCGAGCCGAAGCTCGCGGAACTGTTCGACAAGCTTGGTCTTGGCCCGTCGACAGAGTTTGTGCCCGACGGGCTGCGAACGTTGATGTTGGATCCGGCGTGGGCGGCCGACAAGATCACCCGCTGGGGTGTGGAGTCGCCCCGTTTCTCCTCCAAGGTGCTCGGCGAGTTTCCCGACATTGGCGAGGACGTCCTCATTCGGCCTGCCTGGATCCGCGCTGCCCAGGAACGTGAGTGCGCGCCGGGCCCGTGGGGGATCCTTGGTGTGGACGTCGCCCGGTACGGATCCGACCGGACGGTGCTGTGTCTTCGCCGTGGCCCGGTCGCCCGAATCGTCGGCGACTATTCGCTGCTTGCGACGACGGAGACCACAACCAAGGTCATTCAGGCCAAGAACGGGCACGAGGTCGATGAGATCCGAGTCGATGGCGTCGGTGTCGGCGGCGGCGTCGTTGACCAGCTCATCCAACTCGGCCACGACGTGGTGGACATGCAGGCCGGCGCCGCAGCGGTTGACAGTGAGCATTTCCTCAACGCCCGCAGCGAGTGGTGGTGGGCCGTCCGGGAGTTGTTCGAGCAGGGCGGCATCGACCTTGATCCGAACGATGACGACCTCGCGGCCCAACTCGGGGCGATCAAGTTCAAGTTCACGGCTCGGCAGCAGATCCAAATCGAGTCCAAGGCCGACATGAAGAAACGTGGCCTGCCGTCGCCGGACAAGGCGGACGCGTTGATGCTCACGGCCGCGTCCACGCCGCTGCCGGACCAGATCCTTGAAGAGGAAGAGGATCAGGACTCCGAAGACCACATCTCGCTCTACTAGCCGGTGAGCGGGGGTGGCTGGTGGGTCGCTTCCGGAACCGGAACCGCCGCAAGGCTGCCTCTGTGACGCCGTCACCGCTGGCGGAGGTTGCGCAGCTGCGTCACCACCTCGGCGTCGCGCTCAACAACAACGAGATCCTGACCGGCGAACTCATGGACCGAGCCGGCTCCGACGTCGCCCTGATGGAGTCGGTCGCCGACCTCACCTCGGCACTGTACGAGCCGGGCTGGGTCCGGTTCGCGGCGATCACCGAGCAGGAGTTCGACGCCGGCGCGTTGACGCAGATGCGGGCGATCTGCCGGCTCATGTCGTTGAAGAACCCGCTGATCCGCCGCGGGCTTGGTCTCCGCTCCGCGTACGTGTGGGGTCAGGGTGTCGAAATCACCGCCCGGGCCAACGGGTCCGAGCCGGGCGAGCAGGACGTCCAAGCCGTTGTCGAAGCGTTCCTCACCGACGAAGGCAACGCCCGCGCCGTCACAGGCCCGGCGGCGCAGAACCGGCTCGAGCACGCGCTCGGCACGGACGGGGAAATCTTCCTGGCACTGTTCACCCGGCCGACAACAGGTGAGGTGCAGGTCCGCACCATCCTCGCGGACGAGATCGTGGAAGCGATCCCGAATCCGGAGGACCGGTCGGAGCCGCAGTTCTACCGCCGCCGCTGGACGCAGGCAGCGATCGACCCGGCCACCGGGGCGACCGAGGTCACGTCGATGGAACGGCTGTACCCGGCGGTCGGCTACCGGCCCAAGACGCGGCCGGCACGGTTCGGGCAGATCGACGTCGCCTGGGACTCCCCGATCCTGCACGTGGACGTGAACCGGCCCGAAGGCTGGACCCGCGGCGTCCCGGACGCGTACGCGGCAGTGGACTGGGCCCGCGCCTACAAAGTGTTCTTGGAGGACTGGGCCACCCTTGTCAAAGCGTTGTCCCGGTTCGCGTACCGGCTGACCGCGAAAGGGTCGCAGCGCGCCCAAGCCCGGACCCGGCTGGCCCAGGCACCTGGCCGCGACCCGGCCACCGGCCACGCCCAGGACGTCGGCGCGACCGCGATCATCCCGCCGGATGCGATGCTCGAAGCCGTCCCCAAAACCGGGGCGACCATCGACTCTGAATCCGGGCGGCCCATCGCCGCCATGGTCGCCGCCGCGCTGGGTGTGCCGGTGACGATGCTGCTCGGCGACCCCGGCACCACCGGCGCCCGGGCCACCGCAGAAACCCTGGACCGGCCCACCGAACTGGAGATGGGGCAGCGGCAGAAGCTGTGGACGTCCGTCTACCAGCGGATTCTCCGCTACGTCATCACCGAGTCGGTGCGGGCACCGCAAGGCGAACTGCGTGGCGTCATCACCCAGGACAAGTGGGGCCGCGAAACGGTTGCCTTGGCCGGCGACACCCCCACCACCGTGGATGTGGTGTGGCCCGACCTGGACGAAACCGACCCGGCCATCCTCGTCAAGGCCGTCGTGGAAGCGAACTCCACGGGGACGATGCCGCCGGAGATGGTGTTGCGGCTGCTGCTGACCGCGTTGGGTGTGCGGAACGTCGACGAGCTCGTGGAGAAGATGCTCGACGACGAGACCGGTGAGTTCGTGTGGCCGGACGTGGCGCCGATGGGTGGCTCCCCGCCCGGTGACGCCGCCCGAGCTGGCGGGGACCCGGCCGCGACCGGTGACGGGCTGATGGCCCCGGACGTGCTGGACGATCCGGCGGCGGCGCGGCAAGCGGACGCGGACTTCGGCCTGTTCGGCGGCCAGTCAAACGCCCCCGGGTCGGGGCTCGGGCCTGGGTCCGGCGAGCAGGACGACGACGAGGACGAAGACGACGTCGACTTGGCCCGCTTCCGGTTGTAGGCGGTGCAGTGGTGGCCCGACGTAGGTGGAATCCGACCCTTCACCCGCGGGACAAGAACGGCCGCTTCACCCGTTCCGGCACCCGCGAGTTGAAGAAAGGCGACCGCGTCAACGCCGCCTCGGTGATGGCCGGGTTCAGGCCGAAACGTGGCGTCACCGGCGCGAAGGCGGGCGGCTACCTGTCCGGCATCGCGCCCGCCAGGCAGGGGCGTTCGGGCGGGGGCGCGGTTGACCGCTACCTGAACCAGGGCGGGTTCGTCGACGTGCACAAAGCCCTGCGTGCGGGGAAGGCCGCCGATAACGCGGACGTCGCAGAGCTGGACGCGGCGATGATCGAACTGCCGGACGACCTGCTGGTGTCACGGCGGGTGCCGGTGTCGATGTTCGGTGACGTGGCACCGGACCAACTGGTGGGGATGAAGGTCCGCGACGCCGCCTACTCCCCCGTCTCGCTGTCGACCGTGCCGGGCCGGGCCGACGACGTCCGCATGAGGATCGCGGTCCCGGCTGGCACACGGGCGATCGTCGCCCCGGAAACCGGTGAACTGATCCTGGACCGGGACCTGGAGATGGCTGTCGCGAGCGTTGAGAAGAACTCGGCGGGCGGCTGGGACATGCACCTCGTCGTCCTGCCCAAGGACGGCGCACCCCCGGGCTCCGGCCCGCAACCCGGGCCAGCCGGGACCGATACAGCACCCGCCGACGACGACGCTGATGCGGCGTTGCGTGCCGAGTTGATGCGGCTGCGGGTGCCGGAGTTGCAGCGCCGGGCCCGGGATCGCGGACTGAAGCCGGGTAAGCGCCGCAAGTCACAGCTTGTGGACTTGATCGTCGCGGACGAGCGCGGCGGCACCGAACCCGCAGACAACACACCACAGCCAGGCGACACCGCAACCGGCCCGCTGGTTGGGGACGCCGCACGCGCCGCCGCGCCGGTGTCGATCGCCCGCCGCAGATCCCGCGGTGCACTGACCCGCGCCGAACGGCAGGCCCTCGTGGACTACAAGGGCGCCCTGTACATGTCGGCGAACAACACGCTGCGCCGCGAACGCGGGCAGATCCCGGACACACCCGAGTATCGGACGTTGGCGCGGCGGATCCGCACCATCGACACAGCGGTCGCTAAGTCGCCGCTGACCGCAGATGTGCAGGTCACCAGGGGTGTCAAGGTTGGTCGGGCAGTGTTCGGCGAAGCGTGGGATCGTGACCTGACCGGCGCTGAATGGACCGAGCACGCCTACCTGTCAACCAGCACCAGCGACAAGACCGCCGGCCTGTTCTCGGACCTCGGCCACCGCGACGCCGCGAAGATGCGGATCCTCGTCCCGGCCGGCACACCCGCAGTCGAGTTGTCCGGGTCCGGTGACGAGGCGGAACTGCTGCTGCGTCGCGGGCTGCGGATGCGGGTAGTGTCCGACACCGGGCCGGGCGAGAACCGTGAACTGGCCGTGGAGGTGGTCCCCGATGACCAGCCCGGAGCCGCAGACGCCACAGACAGACCGGGACGAGACGCCGCCGGTGTCGGCGGAGGCGGAGCGGGAAGCGGCGCTGCAGCGGATGACGATGGACTATCCGGTCGAGGTGGCACCCCCACCACCGGACCGATAGCGGCGGCTGCCCGGTCGGCGCGTGTCGAGGGGCGGGACCTTGCGGAGGAAATCCGCGAGAACGCGATGGAGATCTACACCCACGACACGGGAGCGACCAGGGACCGTGACGCCCTGCCGTGGGACGGGATGCTGGCAGAGTTGGCCCGCAGGCAGGGTTTCGACGCGCCACCGCAGCTTGTGTCGTCGGCCGACATGGACGCGGCGGTCGGCAGCGGCTGGGTTGAGGTGTGGCGCGGTGACCAGCCAGCCGTCGCGGAAAGTCTGAAGCGTGGACAGTTCCGGCCCGGCAAGGGCGTGTACGGCAACGGCGTGTACACCTCCACCAGCAGGGCGACCGGTGAACGGTTCGCCGAGACGGCCCGCAACCGGCACGGCGCTGGCGAAGTGCTGCGGATCGCGGTCGACCCGCAGGCCCGGATCGCCGACCACGCGGAACTCGTTGAGGAGTTCAAGCAGTGGCGCCGCGCCGAGGTTGGCCGGCTGGCCGACGGTGAATTAGGTCGGCAGCCGAGGGACACCGCCGAGGCGATGCGGCGGATCTTTCGCGGTGATGTCGCCCGGTACGCGGCGATGCGCGGCTACGACGGCTACCGGGTGTCCGGCATGGACGACGGCGGCCCCCGCACCGCCGACGGCGAGTTCGCCGACCAACTGGTGATCGTCAACCGGTCGGTGCTGATGATCGAGGACGACGATGGACGTTGACATGTCCCAAAACCTGGCCGTGGTCCTGGACGTCGCCGACATTGAGGAGCGGGAACAGGTCGCCGCGGCCCTCCAGGGTGTCGACACAGTTAACGACCTGCCGTCGCCGGTGCGGCAGCTACTGGCCGCCCTGGAAGAACGCGCACGGGTTGAAAGCTTGCACCGTCAGCTAGGTGACGCGGGCGGGTAGCCGGTGGCGATCTCCCGGGAAACGTTGCGGCGTCTGCTCGACCTTCGCCGATCTGTGGGCGGTGAGGCGGACGCCGCTGTCCGCACCCTCGCCGCCGCGTGGACGCGTTCGTGGCGTGGACTTGCCGGCGGCTGGCAGTCGGCGATCACTGACCTGGTGGCGCTCGCTCAACGGCTGGAACGCTGGCCAGCTCCCCTTCAGATTGCCCGGGTCTCCTCGGTGCAGTCGATGCTCGCCGCGGCCGAGGACGAACTGGCCGCCCTGTCCACGCTCACCACCTCCACGGTCGTTGACGGTGCCGCGACGGCGATCGCGGCGACCGCTGCCGCAGAGCCGGCGATCATCGCCTCGCAGTTGCCAGCCGACCAGGCCGCAGAGTTGGCGGCTTCGGTGGCGGCGCGGATCCTGCCAGCAGCCCTGGACGTGATCCGCACCCGTGCGACGCAGGCGATCGTGGCGCAAACCCGGCCGCTTGGCGCCGACGCGGAGCAGGCGATGCGGCGGGAACTGATCCGCGGGGTCCGGGTCGGTGCGAACCCGAACGAGGCAGCCCGCAGAATGGTCGCCGCCGTGAACGGGGCGTTCGAAGGCGGTCTCGTACGGGCCACGGCTATCGCTCGCACGGAGATGTTGGACGCGCACCGGACCGCATCCCGGTATGTGCACGACGCCAACGCCGACGTGTTGCAGGGCTGGCGCTGGCTGTCAACACTCGACCGCCGCGGATGCAGCTCATGTTGGTCGATGCACGGGCGGCTGTTCCCGCTGTCGCAGCCCGGACCGTGGGACCACGTTCAAGGCCGCTGCGTCCGCCTACCCGCGGTCAAGCCGTGGTCCGAACTCGGCATCGACGCCCCCGAGCCACCAGACATGATCCCGGACGCTCAAGCCCGGTTCGCGGAACTGCCTCAGGTGGATCGGCTGGCCATCATGGGCCGGGCCCGGCTGGCGTTGCTTGACGCCGGCCACATCGAATGGGACGACCTTGCCGTGTTGCGGGACAACAGCGGCTGGCGGCCGACCTACCAGCCACGCCCGGTCCGTGACCTGCAACGCCTCGCCGACCGGCGACACCGCAACGCAGCCTGACCCAAACCGCCAGCCTCTGCTGCCCGTCCGACGGGAGGTTCCACCGTGTCCAACCGCCGGAAGCTACGCCGCGGCGCCTACCACGTACGCGAATCCGTCGCCATGCCAGACGTCGAGCAACAGGCGCCCGGCATCCGCACCACCGTTCGGGAGGCCACCGCCGACGGCGTTTCAGTCGCCCAGCCGGGCCGGCTACTGATCCGCCTGATCAGGGCTGGCTGGAGTCTCAACGCCAACCATTACAGCGCCGACGTGCTGAGGGCCGCCGCGGCGAACCGGGCTTGGCCTAAAGGCACCCTGTGCTACGCGGACCACGCCACCGACGAGGAAGAGGCCGCCCGTCCGGCGGGCAGCATCCGCAACCTCGCCGCCGTCCTCACCACGGACGCCCGCTGGGACGAAGGCGAGCAGGCGCTGATGGCCGAGGCCCGCCTGTTCGCCCCGTGGCGGGAGTCGATCACCGATATGGCGTCGGCGATCGGCATGTCGATCCGGGCGTGGGTGACCGGTGAGGAAGGCGAGGTCGGCGGCCAGTCCGGCTTCGTCGTCAGCGAGATCATTGAGGGCAGGTCCGTCGACTTTGTGACGGTGCCGGCAGCAGGCGGCGGGATCGTGTCCGTCCTCGAAGCGGTCGGGAACCGGATGCCGACGGCCGAGGCGTCCAGTATCGGCGCCCGCATCGAGGCGAAGGTCCACACCGACTGGACGGTGTACGCCGACGAACTGTACGCCGACGGGCGGCTGACCCGCGCGGAGCGGATCACCCTGTCGTCGGCTGTCGGTGACGCGCTCGCCGCGTTCACGGCACGGGTGGAGCAGGACGCGCCCGGCGTGTACGCCCGGGATCTCTATGACGAGATTCCCGACGCCGAGCCGACCGCGATGGAAGAAGCGCCGACCGACGAAACCCGCGCCGCGCTGACCAACGCGATCCGCGCCGCGTACGCGGACGCAGACAGCAAGACGTGGGCGTGGCTGAAGGACTTCGACCCCGACAAGTCGATCGCCTGGTTCGAGGTCGACAACCCGGAAGGCTCCACCTGCTGGGAGCAGGCGTACACGGTCGCCTCCGACGGCACCGCCACGCTGCTCGGCCAGCGGATCGAAGTGCAGCCCCACCTCGTATACCGGCCCGTCGCCCGCGGCAGCGGCTACGGCGCCGAGGCGGCCGAGCCCACCACCCAGACGGCGACCGCGGTCGCTGAAAACGTGTCGGACGGCGCCCCGCCGACCGCACCCAACACACCAACCGAGGAGGAACCCGTGTCGGGTACCCAGACCGGCGCACCGCCGGTTGAGGCGGGGACGGCAACGGTCGTCGACGCCCCGCCCGCCAACACCACCATCGCGGCGCCGGCGCAGGAGGCTGTTCAGCCGCACCCGCAGACCGTCGCCGCACTTGAGGCGGTCACCGCGCAGCTCGCCGAGACGCAGAAGGCCCTCGCGGCGCTCAACGCCCGCGCCGACCAGCGTGACGCCGAGAACCGGGCGCTGCGCAACAACGCCCGCGCGTCCGAGGCTGTCACCGCGGCGCTGCGGGCACCCGAGTTCGCGGACGTCGCCGCACAGATCGGGCCGCGTGTTTCCGCGCGGGTGCTCGCCGCCGTGCCGACCACTGCCGAGGGTGCGGTCGACGAGACGAAGCTTGCCGAGGCGATCACCGCCGCGGCCGGCGACGAGGCCACCTATGTGCGGACCGCCCGCGCGGAGGCGCTGGAGGCGGCCGGGTTCGGCGTGCCGCGCGGTCTCGGCGCAACCCCGGCCGCGGAGGCCGTCGATGACGGTTTCGACGCCGAGCTCACGTCGTTCTTCGGCGACGTCCTCGGCATGACCACCGAGCAGGCGAAGATCGCTACGAAGGGCCGGGTGAGCTGACGTGGCCACCAACACCACCTATATGTGGACTGAGTCGCTGCCGCTGACCTGCTCCGCCCCTGCCACCCCCGCATCGGGTGACCCGGTGATCTGCGGTCAGATCCCCGGCGTGGCCCTCGCCGACGAGGACGCCGACGGTCTGACGACCGTGGCCTTGGACGGCGTGTTCGAACTGGCGGTGGAGGGGGCCAACAACGCCGGTAACACGGCGGTGTCGGTCGGCGACATCCTCTACTACGACTCGGCGGCCACCGTGAAGATCAACAAGGACAACACCAACGGTGTCCGGTTCGGCTACGCCCTCGCCGCCGTGTCGTCGGGCGCCACCGCCACCATCAACGTCCGCGTCGGCTACTAGGAGACCGCCGAAATGACTACCGCTCTGCTCGACGGCCTGGACTCACTGCCGTCGCTCGACAGCTACAGCGGCGGCACCGACGCCGCCGCCACGACCGCGATCTTCGCCACCGAGGGCGTGTCGCTGTCACGGCGCTCGCGCCGGGCACAGACCCGCGAATACCGGCAGCGGCTGACCCACCTGGTCCGCTGCTACCGGGGCATGATCGAGGGCGACGCCCGCGCCCAGCTCGCCTTCAAGGAGGCGATGAGCCGCAGCGACTTCAACGTCCTGTTCGGCGACGTCATCGACCGGCAGCTGCTGGCCGCCTACCAGACCCGCCCGGTGCAGTGGCCCGCCTACGCCAAGCGTGGCCGGGTCCGGGACTTCCGCGCCGTCAAGCGGTTCACCCTCGACGGTGGCGAGGCCACCCTGTCGAAGGTGAAGGAACTCGCGCCCTACCAGGTGCGTGAGGTTTCGGACGCCGCCTACGAGTACGCGGTTTCCAAGTACGGGGCGCAGATCGCGGTGTCGTGGGAGACGATGGTCAACGACGACCTGGACGCGCTCACGGACCTGCCGACCCGGCTTGGGAACGCGGCCCGCCGCACGGAGGAACGGTTCGCGGTTGAGCTGATCTCGAACTCGTCGGGTCCGAACAGCACCTTCTTCTCCACCGCGAACCGGAACATCATCAACACGACGGTGGTCGGTTCGACCGTCACCGCAGACCCGGCCCTGTCGATCACCGCCCTGCAGCTCGCGATGCAGGTGCTGGGCCAGCAGAAGGACTCCGACGGCGGACCCATCTACGTCGAAGGTGTCACCCTGCTGGTGCCGCCGGCGCTGGAGGTGGCGGCGAACAACATCGTCAACGCGACGGAGATCCTGGCCGCGACGGGCGGCGGTGACGGCACCGGTAACGACCAGCTTCGGGTGACGAACTGGATGCGCAACCGGGTCACGGTGGTGGTGAACCCGTGGCTGCCGATCGTCAACACGACCAGCGGCAACACCGCCTGGTACCTGTTCGCCAACCCCAGCGTGGGCCGCCCAGCGATGGAGATCGGTTTCCTGACCGGTCACGAAACCCCCGAGCTGTGGGTCAAGTCCCCGAACGCGATGCGGGTCGGCGGCGGCATGGTGAACCCGGAGGAGGGCGACTTCGAACACGACGCCATCCAGTACCGGGTGCGACAGGTTCTTGGCGGGACGCTGATGGACCCCAAGAGTGCGGTGGCTAGCGCCGGCACGGGGGTGGAGGAGTAGGTGAACCGCTACGTCGTCGTCCGCGATCTGCACGGTGCAGACGCAGGCTCCACCATCGGCGACACCGCAGACTGGCTGGTGGTTGACCTTCAAAACACCTTTGTGATCGCGAGATGCGGCGATTCCGTCGGCCGCGCCGAGAAGGTCGCCCAGGCACTCAACGACTTGGACGGCGGCCCGTTGTGAGCATGCGCAGCCTGCCGTCGCCGATGACGGTGAACGACATGTACGCGGCGGCGCTGCTGGCTCGTCTCGGCGAGTTGTACAACCTGCTCGAGGAACGGCTCCCCGCGCCCGCTGCGGCCGGGGAGCCGTCGCCCGCCGCCGAACCCGCCCCCGCCAACTCGCCAGACCGGGCCGTCCCGGTTCAGGAGCCGGCGCCGGCCAGCCCACCAGGCCGGGACGGCGACGAGGACGACGAAACCCCTGTCGAGGTAAACGAGCCCGCCCCACCCGCCAACCCCGAACCACTTCCCGCGCCCCCGCCACGCGCCGGACGCGGGTCCAGCGAGCAGGCGTGGCGCGGCTACGCCGAACTCGTCGGCGTCACCGTCCCCGACGGCGCGGGCCGGGACGACATCATCGCCGCCTGCGAAGCCGCAGGTGTCATCGAACCCAAGGAGTGAACCGTGGCTTCGACCGCGAAGGGCCAGCCGAACGGGCTGGCCACCCTTGACTCGACTGGGGTCATCCCAGACGACCAGCTACCAGAAGGGCTGGGTGGCTTCAGTCAGGCCGCCGCAGTCGCCGACGTGGCGACCGCCAACGCCGACGCGACCTATGGCCAGCCGGAAGCCGACTTGATCAACGAGTTGAAGACGAAGCTGAACGCGCTGCTCGCCTCGCTGCGTAACGCCGGTCTGCTCGACACCTGAGGGGCGTCCACGTGAAGATCACCCCAACGGGGGTCATCAAGGATGGCGGCCATCGGTACAACCCGGGTGTCGAGTACGACGTGGACGACGAGACCGGGCGCCGCTTCGTCATCCTCGGCTGGGCCACCTCGCCGGACTACACGCCCGGTGCAGTTCAGCCGACGCCCGCCCAGACCGACATCGCCTCGCACAGCGTCTCCCACACGAGCACCGCGAAGGAGGTGTGAGACGTGGCCAAGTTCGCACCCGACACCACCCTGGAAGGCCTCCTCGCGCAGGTGGCCCTCGCGGACGAAATGTATGTGTGTTCGGCGCAGCCCAGCAACTACGCCGACATCGCCAACTCGGACCTCGTCGGCCCGATCACGCTCACCCCGGGTAACGGCAACGGTGACTTCACCTACGCCGACGGTGACGTGTCGGGGCGGAAGGTGACGGTGGCGGCGCAGTCCGGTGCCACCGTCA